CGCAGTCAGGAGGGATTCGATGCGTGCAGCCTCGACGAACCCGCCCGTCGCGCGCCCGTAGGCCAACAACGCCGCGAGCACGTCGCCGCTCTGACTCGTCGCCGGAGACGTCGCCGTTCCGCGCGAGTTGTACAGCGCAAGCACCGGGAAACCGCCGAACGCGCTGTAGTTGCGGCAGGAGAGCTCGGGGAATGCGGCCGCGGAGGCGCTGTCACTTTGGAACGCGCCGACTAGTCCGCCGTTCGTGGTGCTCGCCTGGAGCTTCGCCACAGGGGACGACGTGCCGGCGGAGAGCGTCCCGGCGACGGCGATGTTCGTGTCGAGCTTCGCGCTCGTGACCGCGCCGTCTGCGATGGCCGCCGTGCCGACACGCCCGGTTCCGGGGTCAATAAGGCGCTCCATTTTCACATCCGACAGGGCGAAGATTTCGCTCGCCGCCGTCGTCGTAAAACGCCCGCAGACAATGCGCCCATATGCCGCGCCCGCGGGGGGCGAGAGCTGCACGGTGTTCGTCACGAACTCAAGGCCGCTCGTCGCGGAGAGGTCCAACGACGACGTCGAGAGCGTAGTCCCGAGCGCGTTCAACCACTCCACGTCAACCCGGACAGAGTTCGCCGCGGGCGTGGGCGAAACCCAATAAAACCACGACCGCACCGTGAGCCGGAACCTGTCGCCCGAGCTCGTGGCGAACGTCTGGCTTGCAAGCGTGCAGGCCGTGGTGCCGAACTGCACCGAATACGTACCGGCCCCGCCCATCCCCGCGCCGCTCGTGGGGTTTGCATACTGGCTCGCGTTGGTGCTCCACGTGCCAGAGCGCACCGTCCACGCATCAGGGGGCACGCTTGTGCCTGCCGTCCACGCCTCAAAGCCGCCGTTCGCCGGGAGCGCGCCGTAGTCCACGCCGGGCTGAAGAAGCCGCGGCGCCGCGTAACCGGGCACAAATGACACCTCGGCAGTCGGACGCCCCTGGACGATGCGCCCCGCGTTCAGTTGGCGAGGGATGGCGCGCGCGTAGTACGTCGTCCCCGGCTCGAGGTTGCCAATTTCGACCGTGTCCGCCTTTGACACCGCCGAGAGAGTGGAAGCGTCCGGAGTGAATCCGCTCGTCTTCGACAGGTGGATTTCGTAGCCGTCGAATTTTGCCGTGCGCGCGAGCTTCTCCGTCAGCTTCAGCCGCGCCCCGCCCACGACATCGAGCGCGCCGGCCACCGTCAGCGTGCCGCCGCCGAGCGAGTCCTGGAGCGAGTGAGACGGCGCGACACCGGGACGACTGTCCCACTGGAGCCACCTGTCCCGCCCGCCAGAGGGCTTGCCGCGGCACTGGAGAGACGTGCGGAACGTCTGCTCGCCATCCGTCCCGAGCTGCGCCTGGTGGCTCATGTTGACGACGGCGAGGTCCTGGTCCGTATCGAAATGGACGTCGTTCGCGCTGAACCGGTAGAGGTCCCCCACCTGCGCCCAGGGGAAAAAGAACGTCTCCACCTCGAGCTCCGCCGTGGGCGTCGCGAGGTCCGACAGCGCGGCCGACACGAGCGCCGCAGCCTCCGCGGAGGTATCGACCTGCGAGGTCGCTTCCTCGGCGATCTCCATGTACCGGCGCCCATAGGAGGTGACGCTCGACGCATCAGTCGCCGTGGACGTCTTGCGCTTCGGCGCACCGTCCGCCCCGAGGTCGGTCGAATCGCTGTAGACGACGCGAACCACGTTGCGAATGTTCTCGATGTTGAGCGCCAGCGACGACACGTCCAGATAGGAGCTTGGCGAAAACGTCCGCACGGGAGACGCCGCCACGCGGTCAGGCTTGTAGAGTTGCAGCCGATACGTCCCCGCCGAGTCGTAACGCGGACGCAAGTCCCACCCAATGAGCTGCGTCAGCTTCCGCATCGCCTCAAGAATGGGCTCGCGCTCCTGTTTCCACGGATTGAGCAGGAAGGACGACGCATCGGGCGCGTAGAGAGTCAGCGACACCGGCGAGTCGTTCAGCATCTGCTGGAGCACGTTCTCAAGGCTGACGCCGCCGGTCGCGGTCGCGACGCCACACGTCCAAGTCACACCGCCGTCAACGACCGTATTTCCAACAACCGTCGGCCACGTTGGCTCGGTCGCGCCGGTGATGCCTGTCGTGATGGCGGTCGCCCGGTAGAGGTAGCCGTTCAGCGTGGACGGGACGGCGAGGTCGCCGACGGCCTGCGTCTCGCCAGGCGCCCAAATGACACAGCCCTTTTGCACCGCATAGCCGCCAGGCGTCAGCCCGTAGAGCCGTTCGCGCTCAAAGAAACTGTCCGACAGCACCGCGACGTTCGCGTCACGGCAGGAGAGCTCGATGGTTTCGCCACTGAGAGAGACTGTGTCGACGCGGCCGACAAACCACTCGGTGTACGTGGGCGAGGACGTGAGCTCGTCGACCGCGGCGACGTACCACTCCACCTTGACGCGCCGGTAAAGCGCCACCGCCGGCGACGGCGTCGCGCTCGGGACGTAGCCGCGGGCCGTGCCCGAAGACAGCATCAGCGGCGAGAGCGAGTGGTTGAAGAGTTCTCGACGTAGCGTGATGGTTGCCGTCGGCCCCTGGTCGTCGACGCCCTCTTGGAGCGACACGCCTACTAGAAACCGCTGGTCCCCGAAGTAGGAGTCCACGTCGCGGAACACGCCGCCCGCGTCCTCAAGCGAGACGCGGAGCACTGGCGCATAGCCGCCGCTCGCCACCTTCACCGCTTCAGCCGCCGAGAGTGTCCGCACCTACTCCTCCCTCAGAGTCACCGACAGGGAGCCCGACATCGGGGTCCACGTGCCGCCAATCCAGGCGGGCGCGTAGGACATCGACGCCACCTCGCCGCGGAGAGACACGGGCGCGCTCAATGAACTCCCCGGAAACACGTCGCCGTAGCCCTCAAGCCGCGGCAGCGGGGGGAATGCCCGGCCCGTCGCGTACCAGAGAGGCGGCCACGTCGTCGGGAGCACCACGGGGAGCGCCACGAGGTCGTCCAGGAACGTGCTCGCCGCGAGCGTCAAGTCTCCCGAGGCGGACACCGAAAGCCACGTCGTAGATGTCCCGTCCGCGCGGACGCCGTTCGCCCACTTCTGTCCGCTTGAGTTGACGACGTGGTGGACCCACGCGGAGCCGCTCCACCACCACGCCAGCACCGTCCACACCGCCCCGAGCTTTGTCGCCGCGCCCACGGTGCTCGCGCCGGTCGAGAGGCGGTTCGCACCGTATTTGGGCGTCGGGGACGTGGCGCCCAACGTGGCCGTCGCACCCGAGAGCGGAAGCCCCTTAGCGCTGTAGACGTTCGCGTTGAAGCTCCACACGTGCCCCTCGCCACGCAGGAGCGCCATCCATGCGAGCTGGTCCACTTGGGACGCGACGGGGAGCTCACATTCCAGCACCCGTTTTTGCCATCGGCGGTTGAGCACCGCGGTCCCATCGAAGGCGCGGGCGCGCTCGCCAACCTCCTCGACGCTGCGCGTGAGGGACTCGGCACCGATTGACACCGTAACTCCGTTGATGACGAGCGCGGGCATAGGCTAGCCCCCGAACGCGGGGAGACCTCCAATCGGCCCCCGTCCCTGGCGGAAGTTCTGGCGACGCCGGATGCTCTCCATGTCCGCCCAAATCCTCTCGGGGTCGTTGCTGACGATGGTCACGTAAGTGTCGCCTACGAGCGCGCTCGAGCCGACACCGAGGTCAACGGGCGATCCCGGACCGACCCCCACGTTCGTCGCATTGAAGCGCGCAAGCTCCACCTTGAAGCCGCTCGCCGCGTTCGTGATGCCAGAGGCGAAGTTGTTGGCGGCCTCAGTTGCAGCATCGAGCGCGACTGCCTGCCCCATGGCCGAGTCCCAGGTCATGGACGAGACCTCGGCGAGCTGCGCCTCGTAGGTGGCCGTCGCGGCCTTCGCGCCCTCGAGGCCTGCGGCCCAGTCATTGAGGAACGCGAACGGCTTTCCGCCGAACAGCTCAATGTTCCCGAGGAACTGCAGGATGCCCTGCACGGCAGAGATGATGCCGTTCCACACGTTGCTGATGGCGATAACGATGTTGAGCACCACCACCGAGACGCCCTGCATCACGGCCGCGAGCCCCTTCAGCGCGTTCCCGAGAATCCACATTACTGGCGCGAGCTGGACGCCGAGCACGGCCGCGACGAACTGCACAACAGGAGTGAGCGACTTCAACAGCGCCCCCAGGAACACAAACACCGGCAGTAGCGGCTGGAGAACCGAGTTCAGTACCGGCAACACCGCTCCGACGAGTCCATTCAGCGCCGACATGATGGGGCGCAGCGCGGAAACCACCATCGAAACCGGGTCAAGTAGCTGGCCGGCCGCGTCCGCCAGCGCCTGGAGGATGCCGTCGAGCGCCTCCACCAGCCGCTTGAACCCCGCGGAGCCCTTCAAAATCTCAAACGCCACGGCCACCACGGCGCCGATTGGACCGAGAGCCTGAGCAAGCGGCCCGGTCGCCGCCTGGACAAGGCCGCCGAGCTGGCCGAACGCACCGACGACCTGGTCCTTAAAGCCCGCGATGGCCTGCTTTCGGGCCTCCTCAAGTTCCTGCGCCTTCTTGCCCGCCTCGGTGAACGTCTGCTCGACCTGCTCGATAAACTGGTCGAGGAGCGGGCTCTTGTCGTGAGCCTGCGCGAGCCGGTCCTTTAGGTCTTCAAAGTCACTCGCCGTCCGTAGGAGTCCCCCGGAGAACTCCTCAAAGCCAGGAGGGATGCCCGTCGTGATGCCCGCGAGCTTTGCCGCCTCACCGAGGTTGCCGCCCGCCATGAACGATTGAATTGCTTGGGGCATCCGGTCGCCACGGAGCCGATCAATGTGTTGCGCGTTCTTCTTCTGCTCTTCCTGCCATGCCTCATATGCGGAAAGGTACCTCTCCGCCTCTCCAGCTTTGCCGCCGAGCTTCTGGAGGAAATCGCGAACGTCCTCGATGCCCTGCTGAGACGAAAGGACCTGGCCGTTGAACTGCGCGAGTTCCTTGGGGAGGTTCTTTGCCCCCGCGAGCTCCATCGCCTCTTTCAGGTTGGCGCCGCCGTAGCCCGCGAGAGCGTTGAACGACTCCTTCATCTTGTCTGCGCGAAGCCGCCCAAAATCATGCTTCATCTTCTCAAGGTCTTTCAT